GTTGGATTGCCGCACTGTCTGCCACGCAATCGCTTTGATCGTGTTCTTCAGTCTGTTAGCAGCTGTACTTGCAACACTGCCGCCTTTAATTACAGGTTTGCCTTTTCTAGTATTAACAATATCCCTTGCTATATCTTCCGTTGATTTGTCTGTTAATATACCTTTCATCACTTTTGCCTCCAGATCCCGCATCACCTGGACAACTTGACGACCCAACTGTGATCGAGTTCCTAGCGTGTCGCGTAGACTGCGGTTCCCAACAATCAGAGTGCCCAAAAGATAAGTTAATGGTTTAAGTGGTGGAATATCAACCTCAAAGATCTTGGCTAGTTCCTTGTTACTGCTATTGAGAAGCTGTTGCAATTGGCCGGGAATAATGGTCTGCAGCGAATCGCTATACGGGAGTAAATCCTGAACAATGCCTTGCTTCAGCGCTGAATACTCCACCTGCCGCGACATTCCATCAAAACGCATTCCCTCGACGCGACGGCGAATCTTCAGTAGACCATCCAGCAGGAACGGCTCTGTTCCCTTGATCATCAGCTCTTCATAGCGCTGCGCTAGAGCCAATAACAGAATCAATAGCTCCTGTTGGTCGTCTTCGCTATTGAGATCTTCAATCACTGTGCTTACCCGGCCTCAATGGCGTGGGCAGCGTGTTGTTCCCTTTCGATGAACCCTGAGCAGCTTTACCAGAACTGACGCCACCTTCACCGCCTCCGGCTGTCGGCTCCGGTTGAGCTTCCATCTGCATCTCCATCATCGCCTGCGCTTCCTCTAGCTCGTTTTCAAACCGCGCCTCGGCCTCATCCTCTGTCTTGATCACCTCTTCATCAATTTCGATATACGGCGGCAACACCTCCCCTTCCTGCATGATGCGCAACAACGTCTCTTTGCTGATCACACCCTGCATGTACATCTGCAGCATTGCGGTGATTTGGTTGCCATCCAATAGTCGATTCTCGTAATCCTTCGGAATGGTGACGCTCGTGGGCGGTTCTACTCCCGCGTACTCCGCTGCCATCCTCAGCATTTCCATCATCCCCTTCTCTAGGTTTTCACTAATAATCGCCATAATCGAATCGCTATCAATCCGGTCCAACCTCTTGGCTTCGGCCGCGGCGTTCGTGATGTTCTGCTGCGCCAGGGTGCTAATACCCAGCGTGTCGATCTGCTGCTCTAGCTTCTCAAGGCAACGCAACTGACTTTCGTAGGCATCACTTGTGGGCTGCACATAGCTGGCTGACCCATCGGGCGGGAGCAAAACGGCCGTATTGACCGACAAGCCCAGCTCTGAATCACTGTCCGGGTCGAAGCCCTGCAGCACCAAAATGGGTTGACTCCCAACGTGAATGCAGTGGTGGTAATCCGTAAACCGTTGACAATAAGCAATGCTCAAATTCGCCACCTCCAGCAATGGCGGCTTACTCATCAATGTCGCTATCTGATTGCTGTAAACCGTGACCATCGGGATCTGATCAAGGCTGTATTCGCCCGATTCGTATAAATACCAACCCGTTTCGGCATTGCCGCCGGGGACATCATTCCGATACAACTCATAGCGGCCAGGATACAAAACCCGCACCTGCTCAAGTATCTCTTCGCCAAAATCACCAACCGGGCTACTGACATTTTCGTGATATCTCACCATCGTTAAGTCGCCCATGCGACGGTCACCAACAGTGCGCCATCCACGGATCTGCTGACAACTAACAGGCACCAAGTAAGGCTTACGGTCCTGCTGAATCTGCTCCGCTAACGTCCGCGGCTGCTCGCCATTGGGATAGTCAACTAAACAGCTGCTATGGCCAAACAAAATGGCATCAATCAGCAACCGCCGGGCAAATTCATTCAGTGTCGTCCCATCACCGGTAACGTCGTTTGACCACTCAGCCCAATACTCTTCATCGCCTCCCTCCAGGTGGATTCCACGACGGAGGATCGTGCCGGCAGCCTGGCTAGCAAGACGTTGAACAAAAGGAGGCAGTACAGCATGAAAAATGCGCCGGTTATAAGCTTCATCGTCCTCACGCGGTTCCCTCGGGATGATGTACTCGGAATATCGCTTAATGCACTCCGTTCCTTCAATATTAATATTCATCGGCTGCCACCATGGCATCATCTGCAACACCGCGCCTGTACGCGCTGCAGGATCCTCAGTTGCCTGAGTGCTGGGTGACATCGAATCGGGTTGCCCCGTGAAGCCACTCAAATTAACTAGCGGCCGCTTTGCATTAACGGAATACCCGTAACCGTATCCTCCACGGTCAGGATATGTAGAGCCTGAAACCGGCATAGACTCTATCCAGACTGCAATCTGCTATGTCCAGCCTAGAGCGATCTTTCGAGATGGAAAAGATTAGGCGCGAGATTATGACTTGCTCTGATATTGATGAATTGCGAAAGATTGGTATTACTTTGTTCGATCTGTGCGAACGGCAAAAGCAAGCATTTGTTGCCATGCTCGATCAAGAGTTTAACAAAGACTACGAGTGTTGAGGGTGTAAATCGCGTGCCACGTCCCGGCCAACAGGAGTAAACCCAGGAATCCGCTAATCAACGCCACGCGAGCCTCATGCACACGAATAGCACGCGACACAATCACCCGCACTTCCTCTTCACTCACCACACACGAATTGTGCTGCCGCCCGCACTCCATCTCCGCAACGGGGATAGGTAAGTTATCGCATAACCTAGCGCGTCCACAGGGCCGGAAACGTCACTAATGCCACCAATTCCCTTCTCTGGTTTGCCCGTTTTATCATAAACCTGCTGCTCCAAACTCTTGATTAGATATTTACACTTAGCGCTAACCTTCAAACGATTCGCCAACAACAATACATTCACGCAATTCACCCTATCTGCAATCTGAGGGTTACTATTCTGCGCTTTCACAATGAAACCACCCTTCTTAAGGAGCGATAAATCTGACTCGGCAGCATTAGTAGTCGTTCTCTGCCTTGACGCCGCATCGGGGATAACAACCAAATTGCCTTCTTGATTCTGTACCTTGTACTTCTCAGCCAACGCATTAACAACTGCAGGTGTATCTTTAGGATATAACTCGTCCACGACATGAAATTCATCTCCACGACGAACAATGCACATACAAAAGCAAGCACCAACGTTGAAGTCAACGCCAATAAATACTCGGTCTTGATCGCCCAGACATTCATCGGTCCAGTGAATATCCCTGTCAAAAGGATGATAGACGGTTGTATTCTGTAAGTTCGTAAACTCTCCATTGATATAAGAAGCGATCAGGTTTGTGTCATAATTCGAGTACAAACTATCAATAAAACCATCAGGCAAATAAGGGTTATCTGTCGTCTTCGCCTTAATTAACCTTCGATCGTCTTTATCACCTTCCTCAACGAACGTGCGATACATCCACTTATAACCCTCCGGGGTTGAGGCAACCGCAAGCTGAGGATTACGACCTCCACGTAAACGGGCCAGAAACATCTCGCCAGCTTTTTGCGCAGTTTCCATTGGAGATGTATCAATTTCGTCAGCACAGATATAACTAAGGTTCTGACCGCGGATCCTGTTCCACGTTTCAGTCGCCCTACAGAGAACCGTTGTTGTCCCTCCCGGGACGTGGAGCTGGTATTCCGGCTGCGGGCTAACCCTAAACTCATGCTCGATCTGATATTCCTCCAAGTAATCATCAAAGCTACGCATCCAAACGTCTCTTAACAGGATATGCGTCGGCTCAAATACAGCAGCAACCGTGCCAGGATTTAACAACGCAAGATATAACACCTTCGCGCACAATGCTCGCGTCTTGCCAGCACCAAACCCAGCACAAAAACCTAATACCTTATGCTCCGTATCCTCAACAAATTCACGCTGTGCTGGGAGTAAACCTTCAAGTATCCGCGCCTTCAGCTCCTCAACCGTCTCCGTACAACGCGTGCTCGTTTTAACAGGAGGCTCAAAGAGTTTACCTCCGTCTATTGCACTTAAAACGCTCACGCCCTTCCCTTACTCCTCGTTAGCCGAGTCCGCCAGCACAAGCT